CTGATGAAGACCTTCTGGGAATCATAGAAGGCGATCCCATTGCCGCCCCCCGCAGTGCTGCTCTCACTGAAAACCAGCGTGCCGGGATGCACTGGCATGTAGTCCGTGGCGAACCATCCTGCCGCGGTCGACGCAGCCCCGTTGGTGCTGCTGACAATGGTGTTGGCCGTCACCGTGTCCGCGTTGAACAGGTTGGGCTTATCCCGCAACAACTCAGCCACCCGCCCTGCGAACTCGCGTCGCTGGGTGAACTTGTCGGTGTAGTCGTGGTCCACGTAGGGCGGTGCGGTCGCGCCGTTGGCCACCATCAGAAGTGCCTTGTTCGGCAGGCCCGACACGGCGAAACGAACAAACGCGGCCGTGGCGGGGACGTCAATTGCTGTTCCGGCCGCAACCCCGCCGAGTCGGCCCGAGACGAAGCTCTTGCCGACACCGTAGAAGGCAATGCCGTAGGTATCCACACTGCCATGGATCGCCTTGTTTACGGTGAATTTGCCACCCGGAACGACCTTGATGAATGGGGTCGAAAAGAACCCCGATGCCGCGACCGCGACTCCGTCGGTTGCGCGGATGGCGAACCCGTCCACGGCGGCGGTCTTGTCGAACAGGTTACGCCCCGTCGGCAACGCCCCGTCGGTGACGTCGCTGAGCCTAGCGTTCAGAATGGGCGACCCAATGAACGGCTCCCCGATAGCGGTGGCGACACTCGAACTCGTCTTGGTGTACGGCTGCAAGGAGCCATCGGACAGCGGCGCGCTGAATGAAGCGCCCACCGCAAGCCCCGAGTCGGCTAGCGCGGCTGCCGTTGATCCATAGAGCTTTCCCGCCGCCACTGCTGCCACCTTCGCCGCCTGCGCCTGCGTGTTCGCCGTTTCTGCCGCCGCTCTGTTCTGCCCCGTCTCCGTGATGGCGGCAGCGGCGTTCAACTGGTCCGCAAGACCTTTCCACGTCGGGCGGGTCTTGCCTTTCCGCGTCGTGAACGTAGCGGCGTCGGAGTCCGTGATGTCACTGATCTTTACGAGGTCAACCGCCGCGTTGTTGAGGTCTGTGATGGTTACAGCCGGCATCGTTGTTCTTTCATAAAAAAGGGCGCCACATGGGCGCCCTTGGTGCGGGGAGATGGAGGAAGGGTTACGGGGTGCGGGTCAGTGCGTCGAAGTCTCGTTCGCACTGCTGGCCGGCGATGCTGGCAGCGTCGGCGTACGCGGCCAACTCTCCCGCAGCCGCATCAGCCCGTCCGAACAGGTCGGCTCGCAGATCGACGGCGGCCTCGGCTGACGCGCAGTGGGCGACAGCGGCGGGATCAGCGCCCCGGCGGGCGGCGGTGGCGGCGTCGAGTTCGTCGCGCAGCCGGCCAGCAGACAGGCGCTCACGGCGCACAGCATCAGCCGAAGCGGCGAGGCGGTTAGCGGTTTCACGGTTGGAGTCCTCCTGCCGCTCCACGCGGCGTTGCGTTTCTTTGGCGGCCACCTCGGCGGCCAGCTGATCGCGCTTCATCCAGAGGGCTCGCTCCCGCTCAGCGCCGACGTCCTGCTGGTGATCGCGCCAGGCGAAGTAAGCGAGGACGACGGCAACGGCAAGGCCGGCGGCAGCAATCCAGCGCCAGGGAAGCGGCCACGGAATCACGGCTTCGGCTCGTCCGCACTCACGGCCGGCTGCTGGATGGGGCGGGTAAGGATCACGCCCACCAATGCCGCGACGCGGATCAGGCTCTTGATGTCCGGGTCAAGCCACGGGAGCAGGTCCGAGTTGTCCGCGATCAGTTGCAGCAGTTCGGGCAGCAGGATCCCGGCAGCGGCGAGCTGCATGGACCATGCTTTCCAGAGGTTCTTGGCGTTGGCTACGAGCATCAGAAGCTCCCTTTCTTGATCGGGTTTTGATTGCCCAGCGGCAATGCGGCGCGGTGTGAGACGACGAGCCGCAGAGGGCGCAGGTCATTCCGAATACCGCCAGCGACCGTCGCGCATCTGGTCGGACATGCGCTTGGCTCGGGCCGGGGTCTGCGTGGCCCACTTGCTTTGCAGCATGGCTTCTGCCGCTTGGCTGTACTTGCCTTGCCGCACCATCTCCAGCGTGTTCTTGAAGCCGAGAAGGCCGTCCACGCCCAACTGGAAGGACATATTCAGAAGGACCCCGCGGCGAGCGTCGTCAAGGTTCTGGAACCACGGCAAGCGCCGGGTCAGTTCCTCCATGCGCTCGTCGATGTCGTTGTTCAGCAGGTAGTCGATCTCATGGGACCGCAGGCCGGAACCGTGCTTGCGCGCATCCACCAGGCGGCCGACACCGATGGTCCAGTAGCCGAGGTGATCCTGATAGGCGTGCTTCTTCACGCCTTCGTCGCCCCGTAGTTGTCGTGTCAGTTCGTTCTTCATTCAACCTCCTGCTTGCGTGTTACCAAACTCCCCACCGATCCCGTCGCCGTTGGCATCCAGTTGCAGCATCCGCGCCGCCTGCGGGTCGAGCTTCACAATGATTGCCGTCAGCTTCCGTGTGTGCAGGCGCATGGCGAACAGCTCTTCGCGCAGGCGTTTCGTCTCGCGCTCGCCAGCCTCCATCAGCGCCTCGAAGTGGGCGATGCGGCCGACATCGATCATTCGCTGGTCGCGGGCCTCCCTCGCCTCTCGCATGGCAAAGTCGCGCTCGGCCATCAGAGTGGCAATCAGCTTGCTCTCTGCCTTGTCGTGCGTGATCGCCGTAGAGTCCTGGCTGTACCTCCTGCGCAGTGCGAGAACGGCGGTAATGGCGCCTCCAACCCCCGTCAGGGCGTATGTCATCCACTCTTGGACGGAAGTCGAGTCAGGCATGCGTAGTCCTCAGTCGTTGATGACACCGGACTTGTCCGGGATCGGCTGCGAGTCGGCCGTGTAGTAGGCGTCCGAGTAGTTCACCGCGGCTATCTGGATGTACTGCCCCTGCGGGCGCAGCTCCTGCACCAGCCAGGCCATCGCACCGCGCGCCGAGTCGGCCGCGAAGCTGAAGATGGTTCTGATGCCGGACTCAGGCGTCGGGTCGGTGACGAGCGCCTCGCTGGGCGCGCCGGCCAGAAGTACCTTGTTGGGCTCGCCGGCCACTTCGGTACAGGCGATGCTCTGCGTCGAGCCGTCGCGCTTCATCAGCACGATGCTGTGCGGGGTCGAGGGCTTGAATGCGACGTCTCGGCTCAGCGTCAGCACCAGTCCCTCCCGGCGGATCACCTCGCCGTCGTAGCTCTTGAATCGCGTGTTGTCGACAATGTCGATCCGGTCATTCGGGCGCAGCCGACGCGCGTCCAGCGTAACGTCAGTCTCCACGGTGAGCCGCTGATTCCTGATGCGCGCGAGTTCCCGGTTCGCGCGGAACCATGCCTGTTCATAGTGCGCAATCCCCGGAATCTCGATCTTGCGCAGCTTGGTGTACGAGCCATCGAGCGGCAAGCGGATCGTCTCCTGGCTCTCCGTGTCCTGGTCCGCATAGGACAGCTCCACGCCGTCATATTCCGAGTCGTTGGCGAACTTGCGGGTGATCGCTTCCTTAGGCTCGCTCGGCAGGCTCAAAGCTTTGTTGCGGTGAGTGAACAGCGCAACGCTCGTTGCCTGCGGCCGGTCCAGTGCAAGCCGGATCTTCCCGTTCTGGCGGTACGCCTCGCAGAATGCCGCGTTCGCTATCGTGTTGACGGTTTCCTCGAAGCTGATTTCGTCGGTGTCGAACGTGTAATTGAACTCTCCGCAGAGCGGATTCCATGCGGCCAGCGCCTGTTGCACCGTCCAAATCTGTGCGACGTCGATGTCGTCGGCCAGAGTGCGGCGGCCGATGAGCGGGTCCTGCGCAACCGCCGCGATGATGTCCACGATCCGGCTCGTCTTGTTGATCGTGCCGGAGACGTGCCGGCCTTCCGCGTTGAATGCGCCGGACCATGTCGTGCCGTTGAACGTCGGCAGTAGGCGCGAGGCGAGGCAGTTCAACTCTCGATCACGCACCGCCGCAGCGCGCGGGGTCGATGGCGTGACGGTCTGGATCGTGGTCTTGTTGCCGAAGTGCGGGCGGTCCACCGGGGACACGGCGAACAGGTCCGCCCACTGGATCTCGTCGTTGACGAGGCCGGAGAAATCGTAGTCGAACGGCGTCGACCGGCGCGCCCGAACCCGAGCCGGTCCGACCCATGAGGTGACGTATTCCAGCGTCTCCCCGCGCTCAGTGCTCGCCGCGCCACTCAGGGAGCCGGTGACGGTCTGCGCACTGCCGGTGGGCACAAGCGCAGACGTCAGCCGCTGGATCTGCACTTGGTATTCGACGGACGCCATGCTCTTGGCCCCGTCGTCCTTGTACATGCCCTGCGGGGCAGTCACATTCGTCCACACCTCTGTGCGCGTCGTGTCGGGGAGCGTGAACCAGGGAGTCCAGTCGGTCAGGTCGTTGTCCACCGTCAGGGTGGCCGTGACCTTGTCCCCCGTATAGGTGTCGAAAAGGCCCGGCGTCGTCGCATGCGTCGGGTAGACCGATGGACCCGTAAGGGTGACGTATCCCAGCGACACCGCCGAGCCCGAGTCTTCACCAGTGAACACCCCTGCAATGGTCCGGGTGCCGCTGTAGTTCACGCGGACGGTGAAGTTGTGCGGGCCGGCGATGACCCCCGGGTCCAGCGTCTGAGAGACGGTGATGGTCGCGCCATTGGACGACACGGACACCACTGTTTTAGCACCGTCGTTTGTGCCGCCGAACCCCGCCACCGTGAGGGTGCTGCCGATCAGCGCGCCCTTGAAAAACCCAGCCGCCACCGTGTAGCTGTTGAGGTCAACCGTCGTCAGCGTCTCCGATTTCCGCAAAACCGACTGCGTGGACATGCTGATCTCGATTTCCTGCCCGACCTCAGCGACAGCCGCAAAGCTCGGGTTCGGCTTGGGCTGCTCGATCATGTCGAGCGTGCCACCCACAAACCGATAGATCTGGTTCGGCGTCAGTTGCAGTTGGTTGGCGGCCTTGAGAGTGATTGCCTCCACCGAGCCGCTGCGCGCCACAGTGAGAATCGGATCGATGATCGCGTCGCCAATGGTCGCTTGCGGGCTGCCGCTGTTGGGGCTGGTGAACGGCGGATAGATCGCCGCGCAGGCGCCAGTGATCGCGTCCAGCCGCGTGTCGCCGTCCCGCACGCTGGACACCGGAATGTCGTAGTAGCCCCGGCCGACACACAGGTAACCGTACTCGACGCGCCGGTTGTCGACCCACTTGCTGTAGGTGGGCATCATCAGGCTAGGCGTGGCCCGCACCGTGCCGACGATGTCCTCAACCCGCTCCAGCATCCGCACGCGGTTGCGCCGGTCGGCGAGCTGGTTGTTGGGCGACTCCTGACCGCGGTTGGGGATGGCCTCGCGCTTCGGC